TAATAATCGTTAATGAGATCTGTTTCCTCCACACTCCTATCTAAAGTATTCTCCAGTCTCATTAAGCTTTCGTTCCATCCTGCTAATTGATTATACGAAATAAGATTATGCATGATAACCCCCCACGATTGATTTAACATATAATGTAGATCGAACTTTCAGTACACTTTTCTCACCTCTTAATTCTATCACTATCTATATGAATTGTCAGGAAATCTTAATAAAAATTTATGCCTACGAGTTTATACCTATACAAAAAAAGAGGGTTCATTAAGAACCCTCTGATTTAAATAAGTTTTCAAACCACTCGTCCAAATGAACGAGATAACATGACCAATAATTGCAACCTCTATAAGTTAATTGATAACATGCTGGAGGTCTGTTGTCTTTATCCATATCATCATGATGATATGTGTAATTTTCCATTACTTCACCTTTGCTGGGCAGTGACCTGCGGCACAAAGTTGAGCGTTATGAAGTTTGGTTTCTTTGACTTGCTTTGCCTTAATGACAGAGAGCCAGTTAGATGAAACTACTTTCTTCATTTTGCAACCTCCACCTTTTCCTCATGCTTGCAACCACGATAGGTTTCAAGAACAGTGTGGGTTTCAACTTCTCTCTTAGCATGGGGATCATAAGATACACCACGATAAGAAGTATCGTTGCTGTAAAGATTAAGAAGGTTCATTTTTGTTCTCCTGAAATACTAGGGTGAAATTAATCTCCCGTTCCTTCAGTCGTTTGCGTCCTTGTTATCAAAACATGCAGGGCTAGTATGTTCCATCCAATGAAGGGTGATATCCAACTTTTCCGCAGGTGTGAAAAGACTACTCTCTTCCAACCCTTGCTTTAACCAAAGATAGTCTTCGCACCTGAGAAAAAGATCAGGTGAGACATGACTGGCAAAAATTAATGCTAATGATAACATAGGATGAACGCTCCGTTCCGCGACTTACTTGCGTCCCCGAAGGGATGAACGTAAGTGCATTATAGCACTCGTAAACTATATAGTCAAATAGTTTTGTAAAACGTGATACAGTTTATGAAAATAATCCCTGTTCGTTCATATACTGAAGCGTTTCTTTCATGCTGCCAATGTGCTTGCTTCCAATGGTACACTGAGGGTAAGTAGCATCCTCTCCGAATTCCATTCTAAACTGTCTGTCACTAAAGTCACAATCCACCAGATATTCATGAAATTCTCCGTCAAGAGATTTAAGGAGCATTGTCATACGCTCACATTCTTGACTGCCATTACTATAAATTACTACTGTTTCAGTCACGTTGCCTCCAATCATCAGGTTTATCTTGTTTGAACCAATCTACAATTTCGTCTGCTGATCCAAACCCCGTTCTATAATTAGATGGATCGGGGTCACCTATTCCCATCTTATTCATAAAATCATCCATACTGCCCTCCTGAATATCCTGAGCAGCCTGACGACGTGCTTTGTTTAACCAGTCTCTTGCAGTTGTATATGACTTGGCAAGTTTCTCTGCCCAAATCATTTCGGATAATTCTACTTCCTCCTTGTTTGCAATCTTATTACAAATCGACTCTAGTCTCAGGCGGTACGTAGTTGAAAGCATTGATGTCTTCCGATAGGTAGTGCTCTAGTTGGTTGATCCTTTGAAACTCAGCATATGCTGCTTCAGAACGAGTATGAAGAATATCCCGAATGTCATCCACAATAAATGTTGGATCAATACCATCGTCTAGGTATTTATCGATTGCCTCTTTGAGGTATCTGTATCGATGCCACTCTTGACTGTAGGGTTTATACATGATGAAGATAATACATGATCGTATCTTACTAGTATTTTTTGGGAATGTCAACCATTCCCAAGCTTCTTAATTTGAAAGAGATTAGATCTCTCACTCTTTTTAATTTTTTTATATTGCTTGATGATTTTATCAATCTCCTTTTGAGAGACACTAACTTTCAACTCATCTTCATTTTCAATGAAACCAAGACCACCCTTTTCAGTGTTTTCTTTACCCTCAACATATTCATTGATTACATCTTGGATCTCATGACGAATCAATTGGTTTACTTGGTCACGAATATTATCATCAGATTTTTTCATTTTCTTTTCTTGTCTTTCTTTGGTTTGTTTCCCCAGAGTTTTGGATTGACAGTTCCATATCCAAAGTCAATCTTTTGTACAGCACCCTTGCCATACCTATCATAGTACATGTCAAAAAGTTTTACGACTTTACTGCACCGAGTAAGGTCTATGTAAGTCACACCATCAACAATGTACCATATAAGTCTGGCGTCATTGGGAAAGGATTTATCTTTTGCTGCTTCTATTGTTGTTTTCTCTAAGAGAATCTGGCACCCATAGTCAGAAGGAGCAATTTCGTTTCCCTCTTGACTGAATAGTGCCATGTCTTTCTCCTGCTCTACAGCAACACTCATGAACGACCACCCCAACGAATATCAGGATATGCTTCCTTTACAATTTCGTAGGTGATCTTATATTTAGATTGTAACTGTTTGTCCTTTACAAGACAAAGAATCTTTGCTTCTTCTGGATGTAAACCCTCAAGCATCTGAATAAACATTGTCTCTCTACGCAAAGATGAGAGAGAATCATTACCCCCACGAACAAAGTTGAAAAGATGCTTGTATTCTTTACGCAGAGAAGTGTGATCAGTTCCAACAGGAACTTCATTCTCCTTGTAAGGAACATCCCCTGCAGGAATCATTGAGATCACAGTATCATCAAAATTCCAAATGAGCAAAGACTTCAGAGCAGGATTCCCATACTCTTTAAGAATGTCAATCTTCTTTGCTTTAGTTCTTTCTTTGCTTGCAAGCTCAAGAATTTCATGAACGAAAGGATTGGGAGGTAACTTTGGAGCCTCTGCTTTAACTGTGAATGTTTTTTTACTCGTCGTCGTCTTCGTCGAATTCGTCATAACTGTTTTCAAATCGTACTGCTAAAATTTCGTCTGGTAATACATTTCCGTTTTCATCAAACATTTCTGGATGTGTGTAAACGGGTTGAGTGTTGTATATATGTTCCTTTGCCAACCATCCTACCACACCTCCTACAAAAAAGAACATAATTGAAACCAATGTTCCTATGGTCAGGGTTACTGCTAACATCTTTCTGTGCTCCAGACTATTTTTTTCTAATGTCCAGATAGAAGTTGAGGTGTAAAACAATTTCTCTTCGGAAGAGAGAAACCATTTTACCAAACTTTATCTGAAAAGTTTTCGGTGGATCTGGTTTCCTCCTCCTATTCCGTAGTAGTAACTCAACCCCACGATTTATGTGGGAATCACCATTATTTAGTTTGTTTCTTTCGTCTTCCAGGTCTTCGGTCATGGCTGTACCTCCACGCATCTTCTAAGATGCCATACAAATAAACTTTAATTTTTCTTGCCTGTGGTTTTGGAATGTGTCCGTAACCTTCACGCAGTTGTTTGTGAACACTATCACTTCCTCCCTCAATGTACTCATCAAGGTCCATAGTGAGTTCGCTAATTTCACTTGCAGTCGCACTCTCAATGAATGAATCGATTTCATGTTTTTTAATTTTGTTTGCCTTCAAATAATCATAGAACTTTAAGTTCATTTGACCCTCAAAAGCATAATCAATAGCATGTTCAATTAAATCACAGATGTCGTTGAGGTTTGTTTCCATCAGACCAAGTTTTGCTCCCGCAGATACTTAACAGTTTCAGTGCATCCACCAATCAGTATATCATCTTTGACCACTCTTGGGAAGGTAGAACCCTGCCCAAACTTACCATAAAATTCTTCACGGGTGTAGTCCCTGTTAAGTTTATATATGACATGCTTGATTTCTGCTAATTGTAGCACCTGTTCCACCTTAGTGCAATAGGGGCAACCATCCTTTGAATAAACTGCAAACATTACTTTTGAACCTCCTTCCAATCATTGTCAAAAATTTCCAGACCCTTGTCTGTAAGAATGTGATCATACATCTGATCAAATACTTTTGGTGGCATCGTTACCACTTGTGCTCCATTGTACCATGACCTCACGGCACGATGCACACTGCGGATAGATGCAGAAAGAACTTGTGTCTTTACATTGTGGAATCGATACATATCAGCAATGCCACGAACAACCTCCAGACCTGCCACTGACTGATCGTCCAACCGTCCTACAAAGGGTGAAACGTAATGGGCACCAGACTTTGCTGCAAGGACCGCCTGAGCAATGCTAAAGATGAGTGTGACATTGACCCTAATGTTCTCGTCTGACAGTGCTTTACAGACCATCAGACCCTCGCGTGTGCAGGGAACTTTAATGGTTGCCACATCACCAAACTTCTTAGCAAGACGATACCCTTCGGCATACATCTCTTCAAAGTTACCAACAACTTCCATGCTGATATCTTTAATACCAATCTCAGCAATCTCTTGGTAAACATCCTCTGGATTTTTACCACTCTTCATAATCAAAGTAGGATTGGTAGTAATCCCATCAATTAATCCAGTATCATAATACTTTTCAATCAGCAAAGTATCAGCTGTATCAAGAAATATTTTCATATAATTGTGCGTATATTTCATGGGTTGTGATTCTTGTTTTCTTTAATTTTTTGATATCCCCAGACTGCCAGGGTGCCGATACCTATACCAGCAATACAGCAAAGAAACATATGAATAATGTGTTCGTAGGTTGTGTGATCAGCGTGATTCATCCGAAATACATTACAGAAAGTGTGAATATAACAAAGATGATGACGGTGAACATCATCAAACCTACACCTGCCCAGGCAACCCAGGCAGGCATAGGTTCATAGTTATGAGACATGAACGTGTCCAATCATACCAGCTCCCTTGTGAGGAGCACA